CACTTGGGTCTCCCGGATACATGAGACCGTTTGAGTACGCCATGTTAAACGGTACTTCTTCACCGTCTAACGCTCTGTGGCTGTCTCGGGTCCTCAAATCCTTTGTCGCTGTCCAGTGTTTTACTACATCAATTCCCATCTGGTAGGCTTCCTCATATGCCGCCTGCCTGCCCCCATTTTGCGCCCCTGTGAACGCTGTGCGGGCGTTTCTAATTGCGGCAGTATGATTCATTCCTGTAACGTCCTGAAATCGCCCTGCGAGCTTTTTTATGCTGTCACCCTGTAAAATTCCTTGCAATAGTGCATTTTGCAATTTCTTCTTGTTCCAGTGCACATCCTTGCTTTTTAGTACCCTACGTGGTGGAAGAATCTTCTGCTTTTTGACCGTCAGCCGTTTAACCGTGTGCTCGTCAACCAAATTAAAAGCAATATCTCCAATCTCTTTTATCTGCTTATCAGACATAAGAGATTTAATCATATATGCCTCAAAATTGCGATTAAGGGCAATCACAAGAGGGGTTTTCTCGTTGATGTATGCCGCGGCAATCTCATTTGACTCTGTCAGCCGCCGCGCCATGTCCTCGCGCAGCGCTTCCCACCTCTGCCCTCTGCCATACTGGTTCATCAGCCACGCTTCAAACTCTTTTTTGGTGTACTTTCCTGCTTGGTATGCCGCATATTCTTTAACGTACCGGCTGGAGAATTGTTTAAAATAGTTTCTCGCTTTGCTGTCAATCTCTTTTTCAGCCTGCTTATATACGTCTGTTAGCCGTTTTTCTAACTTTTGCAACTCCTGTTCTGTCCACTTGTCGGATGGATACATAGTTATTCATCCCCTTCTGGGCTATCTTCCGGCGTATCTGGTTCAGGTGGCTCTGTGTAGCGGTTATATGATTCTTCGTCCAACTTTGCCAAAATGTCCGGCACTTCTTCTGGTGCGACAAACGGTAATTTTTTCAGGATGGTTTCTTCATCCAGATAATTTGCTGCCTCAAGAACCATGTCTGTACGTTCTTTCTCGTTACTGATTCTGTTCCGCTTAAATTGCGGCTCGTCATCAATCCCTGCAAGCTCCAGAATCTTCTCGATTGCATCGCCTACGAAGTACTCAAAATCATCTGCATTATCATCCAGTGGCTGGTATGCGGCGTCGATATGGTCGTTTGTTGCTCCGGCGGCTATGGCGTGTACATCCAACGCCCCGAAATCCTCATAAATTTCTGACCGCATCTGCGTGAGAAACTCTTTTCTGGCGGTATACGGCGGCTCTTGTGTGTATGCCTGTACCTGCCCTTCCTCAGCCTTTGCGATGTGCTGAAACTTGAGCCGGTCCCTAAACTCTGCCAGCTCGTCATCCGTCATACCGTCAGCGTTGGAAATGAGCCAATACATCTGTGCACAGTCGTCTAAATCATTAGCAAAACCACTTTGTACCGCATCGTAGGCATCAATCTTTGACTGCATTCCCCTCAGGGTGCTTATATGTCTTTTGTTGCCAAACATCGGCACAATAGGGAGACTGCTATAATTTTCTTCCCCGATGATTTCGGGTTCCAAATTATTAGCAACCTCGACTCTTTGTCTGTATGCCCGCTTGGGAGCGGTCTCTTTCAATTCTCCAAATTTGCTTTCTGCACTGTAGGTTGTATAGCCATCTATTTCGTATAGCACAACCTTAAACGGTTTCTGCTCGTCCAGCTGCCAGAATCTTATGCCTGCCATCAATGCTCCTGTGTCCTCGTCCCACATTGGGGCGAACTGTGTGAGGGGAAATTCGTGCACGTGGTCCACATTCCAGAACAAAAAGGACTGACCATGAATTAACGCATCGTATGCTGCCTCTTTAATTCTTGTGTCAAACTTTTTGCCCAGTTTATCCTTGACACTCATGTCATTAAAAAAGACGCCGTTTCCTAGACTGTACGAACAACGCTGTGTATTTAATTTGTGAAAGAAATTAGAGCATATCCGTGCGTTAGACGAAAAATTATCTATCTTTTTTTGACCTAGCAAGGTGTAATAAA